ATTTTAAAACACATAATGCTAACAATTTATTATTTTATTAAAGTCAGTAAGTATTCGGTTATATTTTTCAATTACTAACTTATCATAGCTTAATAGGTTGTCTATTGTTTTTATGCCATGTATTACTGTTGTATGGTCTTTACCTAATTCAGGTAAGCAATCTTTCTTTTTAGCCATATACAACTCGCCTATTTCTTTCAAAGATAACGTAGTGTTTTCTCTTACCAACTTCATTGATACTTGCCTTGCTTCGCATTGTAGCCTATGTCTTGTTGTTGCTATTAATGTTTCTATTGGGATTCCGTATTCATCAGCACATAGTTTTACTATTATTCGTGCTAATTCGTTATCGCTGTTTACTTCTTTACTTTTGCAGAATAGTGATACTACTATACCAGTGTTTTGCTTTATTTTTCTTTCTGCCTCGAAAATTATTTTACTGATTATTTCTTGTTTTTCCATTTGTTATTTGTATTTTATTTTTAAAAATTCTAATTCTAAATCACTCCACTTGTAAACTCTTGTTTCTTCTGCTAATAACTCTAAATCTTTTACCTTTTGTTCACCGATTCTATTTACTAAACCTTGCCTATAATTACTTTCGTTTCCGTTTAAGTATGTGTTACACTTCCTGCACTGCTTATGTACGTTTAATTCGTGAAAGATTACACCACGATATAACTCTGCTTTCTTGTAGTGACCACCATCCCAAAGTTTAGTTTCTTTTATGCCACAAGATATGCAAGGTGAATCTTTGTCCCTCATTCGTACCCACCTTTGAAATATAACCTTCACCTCGTTTACTCGTTGCGTATATGTCTTTAACTTTTGTAACTTTACTTTTTTTTCAAGTCTTAAAATATTGCTCTTTACTGGTTTACTAAATGCTAATTCAATTGCACATTTAGGAGTACAAACTACCTGTGTTGATTTATAAGGAATAAACATTACCTGACAAACTTTACACTTCTTTTGTTTCATATTAGTTTAAATTATTATGCTTAAACCTTGTTTCAAGTAATACAAATGTTTGATTAGTTTCGTGTGTTGTAACTTCACTAACATCTTCTATGGCTGCAAAAGTTATCATTCCATTTGAATTGGCAGTAACTTTATACATAACCTGTAAATCGTGCTGCATATCTTCTAAAATTTCAATTAAGTCTAATACTGTCATAGTTGTTTGGTTAAGCAAGGCAGCTATTAACTGCCCTGCTGTTTAAATTAAAATGGTAAATCGTTGTGTGCTTTGCTTAAACTAATAGCATTGATGTTATGATACCATTTGCCATTAAACTCTCTACTGTCCACACTAAATTCTACTTCTACTTCACCACCTACTTTGTGGTTCTGCAACTGGTCTTGCTTCATCAATGTGAAACAAATTAATTTAGGGTATTTAGGGTCTAAAGTTTCAATTACGAACTCTGACTTGTTCCATTCTTTACCTGCTTTTGTTAAGCCTGATACTACTTCACCTATTTGGGTGATTTTTCCTTTTACTTTGTACATATTAGATTATTGGTTGTTTTAAAATTTGAATTAATGCATCTCTTTGTTCACTTGCTGCTGCTACTTCTTGAAGTATTTTTGCTTGTACTTCTAAATCTGCTTTTACTATTTTGTAGAATATCCGTACATTTAAAGGCAAATCTATTTCAATTTTATTACCATCAAAATCATAGTTAGTTGATGTTAAATAGCGAACTAAATAATGATTAGTTACTGCAGGATGCCCTAAACTTTCATTGTGTTTACTCAAACTCATCATTTGCATTTGCGCTTGGTAAAAATATGCCTTTGGTACGTTTTGAAACTCTGGCTTACTATCGTTAATCATCATCATCTTTTGTTCAAAAAACTTTTCCGTTGGGCATTTTAAATCAATACTCGCAGTCATTACACCTTCAAAATCTATTAGTGCTGCATCAGGAGTGCTACCACAGTTTTCATTAATTGGATAGTAAACCGAATCTAAATATATTGCGTTTAATCCTGTTACCTCTATAAACGATTCTAATGCTTCTAATTCGTTTATATTTCCATGTTCGGTGTGTTTGCTACTAAAACTTTTTGCATAGCCTTTAACTGCCTCTATTGCTTTATCCATAATGTATGAATCTTTTGTTGCTCCCTTGCCACCCACAAATAAATTGTGGATGGTGGATGCTGTGAATTTTGCTAATCTATCGCTACTTAACATTTAATAAATCCTCCACTTCTTTAGTCAAGTGATATTTAGCTTTTACTTTGTTAATGTCGCCACCATTCTTTACGTAATCAAGTGCATCGTTAAAACCTTGTGTGTTTTTAGCCAGTGTAGGTTTACTGTTAGTCACATTTTGGTTGTCTGCATCTGCTTCAGTTTCATCAATTAAAAATAAACCATTTAAAGCATACTTTCTTGCATAGCTACTTGCTGTTCCTGTTGTTTGTTCTGCACTCATTCCTTTGTGTTCGGATGTTTCTGCATAACCACTACAACTTAATACCTCATCGCCTACTTTAATCGTGGCTGTTGACTTAATAAATACCTTTGTACCCAATAGTATTATGTCATCACTAATAGTAAGCCTTGCATTGTTATTTGCTAACACTGGCTTTACTGCTTCCAAGATATCTTCTGCACTACGATACTTGTACTTTCCGAAACTGTTGAAGTTTCCTTTTGGAACTTTTAGCTCCCTTTGAATTTTTGTTAAATTTTCCATTGTTTAATTTGTTTTTTTGTTTGTTCTAATTGATTTTTATAAATACTTATTTGTTTTAGATATTTATCGTGCTGCAATATAACTTTTTTTGTTAATATATACTGCATAAGTAATATTATTTCTTCTTCAAGTTCTTGAATTTCAAGTGAAATAATTTTTACGTTATGTTTTAAATATTCTAATTCCATTGATTAGGTTGGCTAATTAGATTTAAATTTAAAGTGATTGAATATAATAGCCATTGCGCTTGTTTTGTTTTTAAAATATTGCGTTCATTTATTGCAATTTTTCGCAACCTATTTATTCTGTCATATCGGTTTCTTAAAGTGTCTATTCTGCTCATTTGTTTTCGGTTTTTAACTTGTGTACTAATTCTTTTTGTAATCGCCATTTGTTAGCTGCTTTGCCTAACTCTATAAACTCTTGGTCATCGCATTCGCCAGTGTGTGTCATTTCTAAACAATTTTTATAATACTGCCATAGTATAGCTAACTTGTTTTCTTCTTCTTGTATGCTCATTCTTTGTACCCTCCTTGTGTATTGTAAAATTCGGTTAATATTGTAGGTGCATTTTGCCCTAATGCTAACCTAATAGCCATTTGATAAGTACCTTTGCATAATGTTGGTGATTCACTTATTATTTGCTTTAATACTGTTTGAAATTGTACTCCCATTTTATCAGCAATATACCCTATTGATTCTTGGCTTTCTAGTAGCGCTAATACTACTTCTTTTGTTAATCGTTCTTTTTGCATTATGATACTTTCTCGCTTATTAATGTGAATACTTGATTGAACATTGCATCAAACTCTTCTTCATTTGATTCTCTTGGTGCTAAACTTAAAGCACTACCAGTATTGCTTATACTTATATGTTCTCCATTTGGATAAGTGCATAGTAATACTGCTTCTGTTTCGCTTACTATTTTAAAGTAGTGACAACTGTTTTTACGATACGCAGGTAATTCTAATTCGTGCGTTTCTTCGATTGTTTTTTTTACTGTGATTTTCATTGTTTAATTTGATTAGTCTTGTGTGATTAATAAGATTACGTATGTTAAAAAAAACATAGCTGCTAACATAAGTACAAATAGTACCTTTTCTAAAATTTGATTTTTCATTTTGTTTCAGTTGTGTTAAATGGCATTTCCATTGAGTGATAGGCTTTTCTTGTTTCTTGGATTACGTGGTTAAAATATTCTTCTGCATCGTAATAAGTTAGTCTTGTTTGTCCATCTAATTTACAACCAAACTCGCTTAAAATTGCATAGCCTATTTCTAATTTGTAAAGTGTTACTGTTACTAAATGCTCTTTTGAAAAAGTATTAGTAAATGTTAGTGATGTGATTTTTTCCATTTTGTTATTGCAGTGTAGGATGCTGCACCCCTTTTAGTTTTATTTATTTTTTTAATAAACTTTCGATGTAGCAAACTCTTTTAAAATAATAATCTGCATCCCAACCATTACCTAAATATTCAATTAATCTTTTTAAATTTCTGTCTAATGCATTTTTTAATTGCTCTTTAGTTAAATTTTTGTATTCTCTGCGGTAGTCGTATCTTTTCATGATTTTATATTGTTTCCTCAATTCCTAAAATTGTATTAAATGTATGGCTTGTACTATCCTCATCATCTATCCATCCATCTTTCATTTTATCTTTTTTGCCTAATCTTAAAAAGGCATCTTTAAATGAGTATGCTTTAATTTTGTAGCATCCCAATCCAAAAGTAGTTGGAATCCAAATTGTAAATTCTTGTTTTTTCATAATTTTCATACAGTGTAGGATGCTGCACCCCTTTTAGTTATAATTCTTTTTTAGTCATTATGTAACCAATAGGAAACTTTTTCTTACATTCACTTCCTATTCCCATTACCCAAGAATCTGAATATTTGTTTTTATCTGATGATGGATATGCATCAAGACCATAAATAGAATTTATAAAATATTTTGGGTTGGTTATTGCTTTTCCACAGCAAGGGCAATGGTCTAAATTTTCATCGTATGCTTTTTCTTGATTTCTGTTAAACATTGCATCATTAGATATTGTTGGAATAGAAATGATGTTTGCAGGTTCTTTTTTGTTTTCCATAATTAATTTTTTTAGTTTTTGTTATTGCAGTGTAGGATACTGCACCCCTTTATGATTAATTTAAGTTTGTTAATTTGTAAATCCCTGCTTTGATTTTAGCCTCAATTTCCTTAGTACTTTCCCCTAAGTACAAGTTTCTATACTTGCTTGTGGTCTTAGAATAGTTGTAGTAATATTCATCTAAATAAACTACTCTTTTGCCATCCTCGAAAGTGGTCTTTACAATATTGCTATTGTAACTTTGAAACATTCTGTACTCAGAAGTGTTAATCATAAATTGATTGGCAACCTTGTTACCTTTGCTGCTTGTGAAATTTGATACTGTCATTTTTTTAGTTTTTGTTTTTATGTTGGTTATGTTTTATGTCTTATTGACCCCACGAATATACAATTGCAATTATTATAAAAACAAATAAAAAAATTAATAATTTTATAAATGGTTGATAATTAACGTATTTATTTTTCTTGAAGAGCATAAAAAAACCCAAATAACTTAATATTTGGGCTAAAAAAAGAAAGTAATAATGCTCAATGGCTAACTATTTTTTACTTATTTCATATTGATGAAGAAAATTTCCTAACTTGTCCACAAATTCCTCGTTTAGCCATTCGTTTGAATTGGAATAGAATAATAAACAATGTATTAATTCGTGATAAAATGTAGCTAAAATAATCTCTTCTTTGTAACTTGTCCAACCCTTTTTAGTTTTGTATTTTTTAGCAAGAATAATTTTGTTTTCAAATGAATTATACATACCATAGCACTTATTTTTATGGCAATAAAGGTCATCAAATATAACTTCTATCTTTTGCCCTAATATTTGAAATTCGCTTGGTATCATAGCTCCATTAATTCATTTATAGCGGTAGTTCCATTAATAACAACTCCACATCCGATAGCAGGTTTCTTTCCATATTTAGCATAACTGAATGCAATATTTTTATGGTCAATGCCACAACCAACTTGCTGACCGAAGATTTTAAAATTTGCTCCTACAAAATACTCAGTATATGCTTGGGTATGTAGATGACCTTGTACGGTACTCATCATATCTGCTTTACATTTAACTCTTGCAGTTCCTCCTTCTCCGTGAAGATATTGTACTCCATCAATTATATGTCTATCTACAAATGTCCAAGTAGGCACTTCAAGTACATCTTTATATTCTTTAATCCACTTGCTTGATATACCACCTGTCTGTGCTTTACGCATTATTAATCTATCGTGATTGCCAATTATAACTGTTGAATGAGGAAAACAATTGTGCCACTTTTTGATTTTTCTAATTGACAATTCTAACTCATCTCCACCACTTATTGAGTCAGGTATTGTTTCGTGATAAGAAGCAAAATGGTTGTCAATTATATCTCCGATAAAAACTACATCAGTGCATTTATACTTGTTATAGATGTCTTTGCAGAATTCAAAATAACCATCTAAACAAAAAGGCTCGTGCAAGTCACCAATGACTAACACTCTTTTCTGATTATTTTCAATTCTAATTTTCTTTAAAATATCGTATTCTTCTGGTGTTAATCGTGGTCTTATTTTCATATTATTTCATATTAAATAAATTCTTGATGTACTCAACTGTTTCATCAGGAGGAGTAATATCTTTTACCTCAATAAAATTTAGCCTATCATTGATTTGCTGTTTAGCTTCTTGTACGTTTCTTGCACGTACAATAGTATACATTTTCCTGCCATTAAATTCGTATGCTATTTTGTAGTCTTTCATAGTGAATTGTATTTAATACGTTATCGGGTATAATTGGACTTAATGAATGGTATATCGTACCTCATTGGGTATAAAACTATTCTTTGTTCATTATTTTGTGAAAATAAGCAATTCCAATATAAGCTAATATTATCAATGGCAAGATATACCAATAGTCAGCACCTATTTGTTTATACCAAATTAATTTAGGGCAGTCAATTGGTACTTCAACTAACACTTTCTTTTCATAATAAATTGTATCTCCTTTGCACTTT